CAGTCACCTACTGTGATTAAGATTATGAAGAAGGTAGGCGTAACAGTTATTGGTGGTGGTGGTTATCCAGTCACTTTAAGGTTTGGCTTTGATTACAGTGACATTCTGAACACCAGACAGTTTAACTTAGCCAATGCTGCAGTAGCTGAATACAACATAGCTGAATATAACATTGGTGAGTATGGTGGTTCAGCCTTTGACAATAAGATTATTAACATTGGTGGTTCAGGCAAGGTTATTCAACTTGGCTTTGAAACCAGTGTATTTAATAAATCAATATCCATTCAGAAACTTGATGTCTATGTTAAGACAGGGAAGACACGATAATGAGTAACTATACAAAAGCAACTAACTTTGCAGTCAAGGATAGCCTGAATACAGGTAACGCTGGAAAGATTATTAAAGGTACTGAGATTAACACTGAGTTTGATAACATTGCTTCAGCAGTGAATTCTAAACCTGATGCTAATAACGGTGCATTGACAGGAACAGCCACTGCAGTAAACCTTACTGTCTCTGGCACTTTTACAGCAACAGTTGACGGAGGCACATACTAATGGCTGATTGGACAGATTTTATTGCCCCATTGTTGGGCACTGCAGGTAGTATTTACACTTCTAACCAAGCTTCTAATGCTACCACTAACGCTGCTGCACAGGCTGCACAAGCTGCACAGTTCCGTCCTGTAGGAGTTACTACTAGGTTCGGTAAGTCAGGCTTTCAATATGATCCTACAACTGGACAGTTGATTGGTGCTGGCTACCAAGTAGCTCCTGACGTAGCTGCAGCTCGTGAAGGCTTGATGGGATTGGCTGGTACTGGTATCGGTCAAGCTCAAGCTCAACAGGCTCAGCAAATGGGTATCAACCAAGCTGGTCAAGGTTTGTTTAACTTAGGTGCTGGATACATAGCTCAGACACCTCAAGCACAAGCTCAGCAGTACATCACTCAACAGCAACAGTTACTTGCTCCGGGTCGTGAACAGTCACTGGCTAATCTAACTAACCAACAGCAACAGCAAGGTCGTTTAGGTCTAGCCACTGGTGGCACAATGGCTGGATACACTGCTGGTGCTCCCGGATTGCAAGCTACTAATCCTCAGATGGCTGCATACTACAATGCTATGGCTCAGCAGGATGCTCAGTTGGCTGCACAGGCTCAACAAGCAGGTCAACAACAAGCTACATTCGGTCAAGGATTGATGACTGGTGGATTGAATTTGCAAGGTGCTGGCTATGGTTTGCAGACACAAGCTCTGGCTCCATATACTAATTATATGCAAGGTGCTACTAACTTAGAGAATCAAGGTTTGAATGCTTTGACTCAAGGCTCAGCTCTAGGTTCCTCAATTACAGCTGGTTCAACTAATGCAGCTAACATTCAGAATGCTGCAGCACAACAAGCAGCAGCATTGCAGATGCAACGTAACAACGCTGTAGTTGGTGGCTTAACAGACCCTGTTAGTCAGTTAATTGGTAGTCTATCTAAAGGTTCTGCAACACCTTATCAACCAGCTGCTGTTAGCGGATACTACGGATACTAATAAGGAATAACATGGCTACACAATCAATTCAAGGTTTGTTTGGAGGCATGGGTACTCCTGAGGAAATGCAACGTCAAATGGTAGAGCAGAGAGCTTTGCAGTTTTCTCAGATGACTCCTCAACAACAGACATCTTATAACATCTACAAGAACACAGGTAACTTAGGTCGTGGTCTAGCAGGTGCTTTCGGAGTAGATGTACAAGACCCTGCTGTTCGTCAAGCTACAATGCTTCGTCAGATGGCTTCACAGTTTGATACTAATACACCTGAAGGTTTGAAGCAGATGGCTCAAGCTTTACAGTCTACTAATCCTGAGCTAGGCTTTCAAGTGATGCAACGTGCTCAAGCTATGGAATTAGAAAAGGCTAAGACACTTACACAGGAAGCTCAAGCTGGTAAAGCACTGGCTGAACAAGGTAAAATTCTTCGTGGTGAAGCTAAGGATGAACAGTTACGTGCTGAGTTAGCTTCCTTGCCACCTGAGGCTGACGATAAAGCTGTTGAAGATGTTGTGCGTAAGTATGGTAAGCCTGATGACATCTTTAAAACATTAGAGCGTAGGTCTACTGCTGAAGCTAATCGTATTGCTAAGGCTGAATTGGAGCGTGAGAAGGCTGAGCAACGTGCTATTGAAAAGCAACGTGACCAAGAGTTTAAACAACAGCTGGCGGCTATGTCTGCATCTTCTAAGTCAGCTCTGACAGGTGTTCAAAAAGAATTAGCTGAACAACGCTTAGCAGATCTAAGATCTAAGCAGACAGATAAGGAAGACAAGAAGGAAGAAGCTAAGAAGGCTGCTGTTAACCACGCTACTAAGGTTATTAATGATGTGCAGTCTGCTCAAGGTCTTGTTACAGGAGTGACTACAGGTGTTGTTGGTAAGGGTTCTTCATTTGTTCCCGGCACAACCGCTTATGACCTACAACAACGTTTAGTAACTCTTAAAGCTAACTTAGGCTTTGATCGTTTACAACAGATGCGAGATGCAAGTCCTACAGGTGGTGCTTTAGGTCAGGTTGCTGTACAGGAACTTCAAGCCTTACAAGCAACTGTAGGATCTTTAGAGTTAGGACAATCTAAAGCAGAGCTTCAAAAGAACTTGAATAAGATTGAGAATCACTATTCAAACTGGGTTCGTACTACACAGGGATTGCAGCCTCTTTCATTAGATGAGTTCTTAAAGTCTAAGCAACCACAGACAGGTGCTCCAGCTACTGCAACTCCTGCAGCTTCTGGTTGGTCTATTAAACCTAAGTCTTAATACAAGGATTCATAATGCCTACATACGTTGTTACAGCTCCTGATGGTAAGGAGTATGAGATTACAGCACCTGAAGGGTCAACACAAGAGCAAGTATTAGCTTATGCACAGCAGAACTACTCTCAACCTGCTGAGAAGCCTCAGCGTAGTTTAGCTCAAGAGACTGGTCGTCAGTTAGGTCTTACAGCTAGGGCTGGCATTACAGGCTTAGCTTCACTCCCTGCTATGTTAGCTGAACCCGTGGCTGCAGGTGTTAATATGTTAGCTGGTAAGCAAGTAATGGCTTCACCAACTCAAGGCTTGCAGAATGTTCTAACTGCTGCAGGTCTCCCAACTCCTGAGACAGGTCTTGAGAGGGCTGTGCAGACTGGTACAGCAGCAATGGCAAGTGTTCCAGCACAGGCTGTTATGTCAGGCACTTCAGCTGCACTGGCTCCATTGCGTCAGAACTTACTACAACAGACAGCTGCTGCTGGTGCTGGTGGTATGGCTGGACAAGCTGCTGCAGATGTGGTTCAAGAGGCTACTGAGAACCCACTTCTAAGTGCTATTGCAGGTATTGCAGCAGGTACTGTGGCTGGCGTAGGTGCTGCTAAAGGTGCTACAGCTGCGACTGCACAGCGTGAACCTCTTATAACGCTAGATCAGATTAAACAACGTGCTCAAAGATCCTATGCAACTGTAGATCAGCAAGGTGTATTCCTTAAACCTAAGAGTGTCTTGGATAACTTTGACAATGTTGAAGCTGCTTTAGTTAAAGAGAACTTTAATCCTAAGCTTGACTCACATAAACCTGTTGCACAAGTACTTGAACAAGTTAGAGACATGGTAGGAACTCAACGAGTTTCTTTCACTAAGTTAGAGCAAATGAGAACAGCTCTAGTTGATTTAAAGACATCTAAAGACTCAGCAACTCGTAAGTATGCAGGACAGGCTGTATCTGAACTGGATAACTACATTACTAAGCTAGGTTCTAAAGATGTACTAGCTAGTCAAGGTAATTTAGGCACAGCCGTTAAAACTGTACAGGATGCACGTAAGGACTGGCGTAACTTGTCTCGTGCTACTGTCTTAGAAGATGCTTTGAATGTTGCTGAAGCTCGTGCATTAGATCCTAAAGCTTCTGAGGGTGAATTGATCCGTAGACAGTTGATTAATTTAGCTGCTAATAAAGATAAAATGAGATTCTTTTCAGAGCGTGAGAAGAATGCTATTAAGAGTGTAGCTTCTGGGCCTGTAGGAGATCCTTTACTGTCTCTTGTGGCTCGTTTGAACCCTGAGCGTAGTGCTTTGATGCAAGCCAGTACTGTTGCTGGTTCCTTTGCTAATCCAGCAGCTGCAGCTACAGTGGCAGGTCTAGGTTATGGTGCTGATAAGCTTCAAGGTGCTCTACGTCAACGTGGTGTAAATAGGCTGATGTCTGACATCGCTTCAGGACAACTTCCACAGATTCCTCCTAACATGGCATGGCGAGGAATGTTGTCAGGTGTTCCTCAAGAACCACAACAGTAACTACTATGAGAAAGCTAATAGTAGTCCTACTAACCATAGGACTTTTAGCTTCTACTCCCTCTAGTTCTAGTGATAACTGCAGTGTACGTGAGTTCTACGGTATAGCCTACACAGTACATAATCCTACTGAGCGTCACCAACAGATGTCATCATGGCTTACAAAGCATCAGACATTGTGTAAAAGTTCCGACATGGTGGTTATATGGAACAATCTGAGTGAATGGGCTGGAAGTGCAGATAGTCCTGAGTTAAGACACAAGGTTATTATTGCTTACAAGAATGCTAAAGCAAGGGAAGCTCAATGAAAGTAGATGCTATCAGGTGGTTTCCCATTGTAGAACCTTCAGCGTTACCTAATAAGAGTGATGAACTTACTCGTAGGATTGAGAAGCATCAAGAGGACTACAGAGCTTCATTAAAGCAGAAGAAAGTACAAGACCAACTAGAGGATATACAGTTTCAGTTGTATCTTAAGAAGGCTGAGCAGAACAGGATTAGATTAGAGATATTCACTAATCGTAAACTAGATATGTACGTATAGGAGATTGATAATTATGGATGATGTGAAAAGTAAACTAACTTTCTATGTTACTTTCATGGTTAGCTTTACATTGTGTATATCAGTGTTAGCCATGATGTCTGCATTTGTATTGGGATTATGGGCACGTGAGGTTGATAATGCAGAGATCTTCAAGCTCCTCAGCCCGGCCTTCCAAACTATTATCGGTGGCTTTATTGGCCTATTAGCTGGTGTGAAGTTATCTCACGATGACGATAACAAGAATAAACATTGTAACAGAAGGGGTTGAATATGTTAGAGATGCTTGGTGGTGGTTTACTTGGCAGTATCTTCGGAGGTCTATTTAGACTTGCTCCAGAAGTCCTGAAGTGGATGGATAAGAAGAATGAGCGTGAGCATGAACTTAATATGTTCAAGTTCCAGTGTGACTTAGAAGCTCAGCGAGGACAACAGAAGTTAGCTGAGATAGGTGCTCAACGTGAAGCTGCTATCGATACGGGTGTCATGAATGCCTTTCAGTCAGCTATTGAGCAACAGACTGAGATGGTTAAGGCTGCTGGAGGCTGGGTAGCTTCTCTGTCTGCCTCAGTACGTCCTGTGGTGACTTACTGGATCTTAGGTCTGTGGAGCTTCATCCATGTATGGTTGTCCTACAATGCTTGGGTGTCAGGAATGCCTCCACTGGATGTCTTTAAAGTCATGATGTCAGCTGACTTTGCAGCCTTGGTATCAGGTACTTTGAACTACTGGTTCCTTGACCGTACACTGGCTAAACGAGGTCTGTAATGGACTTGAGTATTGCAGCTGAGCTGTGCAAGAGGTTTGAAGGGTTTAGAAGTAAGCCCTACCTCTGTCCTGCTAATGTAGCTACGATAGGTTATGGCAGTACATACTATGCTAACGGTACTAAGGTAACTCTGCAGGATGCTCACATGAGTGAACCTGAGGCTGCAGAGCTTCTTTTAAAGGAACTTGAGCATACTTACCTGCCCGGTGTCTTAAGATACTGTCCTATTCTAGCCACTGACAACAGGAAGCTTAATGCCATTGTTGACTTCACCTACAATCTAGGTGTTGGTAGACTACAAAGCAGTACACTTCGTAGGAAGATTAATGCTCAGGAATGGGATGCAGCTAAGGAAGAGCTACTTAAGTGGAACAAGGGAGGCGGTAAAGTACTTGCTGGCCTTGATAAGCGAAGGAAAGCTGAAATAGCACTATTCTAAGATACATAAAAGCCCCAAAGGATAACTCCTAAGGGGCTTTTTTAGTGGCACAGCCACGTTAGTTACTATCCTAGTATATTCTTCAGTTCATGACGATTAATCAAGGATAAATGCTAAGGTTAAGAATCCTATATGTAAGTAGATGACTTGGTTAGCTTCATCTGACATATTGTTCTCCTCATCCATGATGTAGAGTTCATCAGCTTCAATACCAAAGACTAAACCAGTCTTGAATTCAAAGTCAAGTATCATATCTCACACGCACCAGCGGTACAAGCTAATGTCTGAGCACCTTCAACATTGTCAGTGCCTTCAACCAGTTTATCCCAGTCAATACCAGCTGGCATAGCAGCAACCATTGCATGATACTCTTCTTCAGTCATGGACTCATAAGGAGCTTGTCGGTATGTTCCACCATCCATAGGTAGGAAGCTCACACCTGTAATCTCATCAAAGTTATTCCACACCCATGCTCCAACTTCAGGCCACTCATTCTCAGTCACTGAGATAGTCACAGATGGCTTATGTTCACAGTAGTGACGCTGGAACAATAACCACAGTTTCAAGTGTTGGATAGCATTCAAGTCTTCACGCAGTACAGCACCTTGTTCAACTCGCATTGGGAAGCTAAAGATAGTTGTGCTATCTGGCTTCATCACACACAGCTCAGACGGGAACCCTTGCTCTTTCAAGAATGCAGTCAGAGGGTCTTTGTTATCAGAGCGTACACGACGAATAAAGTACTGACTGTGCTGAGGGTGGATGCCACTAGCAGTGCCTGTAAGCTGAGAGACAGTCCCTTCGGGCTTAATGGCAGTAATGGCAGCACTACGATTAATACCGATAGCGTCAGCAAACTCAGCGTTAGTGTCAATAGCAACATTCTTCAGTCCTTCCAAGATAGCTGGCAACTCAGTGTTATCAGGGTCATTGAGTAAAGCATTATCCAAGATACCAGTCATAGACACACCCAACAAACGCTCATCTTCAGTGTTTGTCTGCCACACCTTACGCAGGTACGGGAAGTGAGTCATGGTCGATTGAAAAGTCCCCAGAATAGTAGCCAAGCGCATTTTATTCCGTAGAGTATCCACACTATCATCGCTCCGAACAATAACAGAAGACAGATTACAGAATTGATAAGGTCTAAGGATAATCTCACTGCAAGGGTTTGTACCCCACTCTTTACCCAATTCCCTACGTCCACTCTTAGCTGCTTGAAGTTCACTTGCATAACGATTAAAGATGCCTCGCTCTCCAGAATGTGATTCATAAATGCTTGACCACTCACGCATGAACTTACCTACGTCAGGCTTAACTTCGTAGATGGCACTGTTGTTAGCCAAGGCACGTTGACCATTACCGTCCCACCAGTTACCAGCTTTAGCGTGAGCCATACGGTCATCACTCAAGTCTGACAGGGAGATCATTGCTGATCGTCGTACACCACCGACAACCACGACTTCTCCGACCTTACATAGAATATCGTGTGCCTCGAGTGAGGTGAGCTTCCGTCCAACCGCTTTATGGAACTTTGCAACCACATACTTGAAGAGGTCAACGAGTGGTTCTGGGCCTGATGCTCGTCCACCAAAGGTCTTAAGTCTCGCTCCTGCCGGACGTACACCTGAAACATCCCACTTAGGCACTTCTCCAGCGTATAGCAAGGCAATGACTTGTCGTAAGGCTTTAGCCCATCCCTCTTTGGAGTCCTTAACATTAATGACAGTGCCACTATTGTACAACTCAACTGGAATCTCAGGTAACTTAGATACATACTTTTGCTCCACACTAAAGCCTACACCAGTACCACACAGGAGGATGTACATAGCCTCATCAAAGGCTTTGGGATCATCAATGGGTAGGTATGAACAGTTATAGCCAGCTACGTTCTGACGCTCTAAAGCATCACCAGCTGTCATAATGCTACGCATTGATGGCATCACTTCTAAGTTAGTCACAGCAGTCTGCAGTTGTTCACGCATTGCATTACTCAGCGGGTAATTATGCTTGTCCTGCAAGTGCTTAGTCATGAAGTCAAAGTAGCGATTCACAGTTTCAGGCCAGTGCTCTCTCCGGCCTTTATCATCCAAGTAGCGAGAGTAGCGGCTCTTGCCAATGTATTCTTGGTATGGTGTCATAGTTGTTGTCATTTAGTCTAGTTCCTTTATTAAATATTCTTGTTTCTTTTCAATTACATCATCAAATCTTTCGACAAGGTCATCACTCTGAAGTCCTAGCAGTTCCACGAGTGTGACCTCATCTAAACGCTTGAGAGCCTCTTTCAGTTCTTCAAAGGTTATGTTTAGCACGACGATCAATCTCTCTGTCAATGTACCACTTAGCCTTCTTAAGGTCTTCAATGGCATCCAACTTAAGGTCACAACGCCAGATATACTTGATTGCATTACCTAAGTTAAAGCCCATGTGTTCTGTAACTTGGATACATTCAATACCTGAGGGATGTGCAGTGTAGTGAGGAGGTTGACTAACGACATCAACTTCCTCTTTAATATCTACCCACTCTTTGATAGCTTCACTGAGAGGTTTAGCTGCTTCTCTAATGAAAATGCTACGGTTAACCCATTTGTCATAACCTTCACAGTCATTGCAGGGGTGTATTTTACCATCTAGTTCACTGTAAAAGCAAGTCTTACATTGTTTATTGTCGTTGTTATCCACCATATCGTTTCTCCAAGTATTCAATGCTGAGGAACATTTCATCAAAGTGTCCATCTTGTACTTCATTCATCATCAGTAAGCCCCTCCAATGACGGTTACTAAGTTGATCCATATACGACTCATCGTGTAGATAATAAGAGCCGACGATGATAGCACAAATAGGCTTACCATCAGCACGCTTACCATAGGCGATCTGTTTCCCTTGTTGATGTCCTGCAACACAAGACATATGAAGCTTATTGATGATAGCACTAGCAGCTCCAGCGGGTCTACCCATCGCACCCACAGGCCAGTAATGATTAAAGCCAACACCATTGATAAACACAGGGTGTAGGAACCCGTGTACTTCCCAGTCTTTCTCATACTCAAGATCCTTTGTAGATATTAAGCCTTCCAGTGTAGGATTGTTATTGACAGCCCTATCGATACGGTTCTCATGGTTGCCTAAAGTCATCACCATACGAGGCTTGTACACCTTGTGCTTAGATTCCTTCTGAGCCTTCTGAGCTTCCCTCAAAGGAGCCAGTAACAACTTCATGGCCTCCTTAGCAGCTTCAACGTCCTTCTTGTAGCGTAGACCTTCAAAGTACTTACTCCCCTTGATGTCATGGCTACTAAGGCTTGGCATATCTGCAAAGTCACCTATGTTAACCACCACATCAGGCTTGTAATCGACAATGGCTTTACCAGCCCATGTCAAGTGCTCTAAAGGTACACCCTCTTTAATCTGACAGTCCGGTATGACTAAAATCTTCATCGAGTTCATCTCCTTCCACTGTTAGTCTCTCACCTTCACGTAAGCCAGCTTTGATGGCCTCTAGGATACCAAAGGTAAGAAGTGATTGAGCTTCAGCATGAGTCAAGTCAAACTGATATGTTGCATCACCATTGGAGTGTTCCTTAATCAGATTTACGTTCATTGTTAGCCTCCTTCAAGAACTCTTCAGCATCGTTAACAAACATGAAGTACTTGAGACACACAGCCAGAGCTTCGTTGACTTCTTTGCAACTGGCAATGTCTTCAGGATGACTACTCCATCCACCATTGAGAGTATTCAAGTAAGTCTGCTTCATAGTCTCAACTGTGATAGCGTCTGTAAAGTCTTCCCAAGCATTCTTAATCTCAGGAGACTTCATCATTGCTTCAATTAGATTATTTATCATAATCATTTACCCTTTCGTTCGTTTAACCATGACATAGGAATATCTTTATCGGCATATTGGAATCCATGCTTGTTGCACCAATCCCCGTATGTAGTTTGGCTTACCTTTGAGAGTTTAGACCTAGAGTTACTGAAGACAAATCTAATATCAAGTTCAGGATGTTGTTCCTTCACCATCAAGTGTTTCTGTCTGTCAGCAGTCACGAACCTGCCTTTGCTCTCAATGATAATACCGTTACTCAGTAGTAAGAAGTCAGGAGTGTATGTACGCTTCTTCTCAGGCTGCGTATATGCAATCACTAGCTTCTCATACTCAAATGGAACACCTAAGGCTGTTAGGTTATCAGCTATCTTGTCTTCTAAGCCAGATCTAAAGCCATGCTTCAAAGCTACTTGTCTAACTGTCAGTGGCTTCTTACGCTTAGGCTTCACGTTGGTACTCCTTGGTGAGGTAGTACTGATGAAGGAAAGCTCCAAAGGTATCTACAAACTCTTCTTCGTGGTTTAGCTTACCCATTGTGAACAAGATGGCATGAACTAACTCATGGTAGAAGGTTTGCTCAGTAGACTGCTTATTCATTCCAGTACGTATGCTAATGGTTTGCTTCTCAGGATCACACTTGCCCATGTCTTCCATGTGATCTGCATAGACTACGTTCCAGACTGAACCTGCAAGTTCAAAGGAGGTTGCCACATCTGGTTTGGTTTTCTTCTTAGCCATAGGAGTTTACCGTTTTCCAGTACCCTGTCAGTATTGCCGTCATAAGCTTTGATACAAGCTGCATATAATTCCTCTTCGGTTGTACAGTCTTTGAGAATCTTATCAGCCTTTACAGGGCCAATACCTCGGATACCTTCAATGTTATCAACTCTGTCACCTGTCAGTATCTGTTTATAGAAACTGTACAAGCCTTCAAACTCAGTAACATAATACTCCTCATCCTTTACAGGATTATAGTGCCACCCCGGTAACTGATCTAGATCCTTGTCAACGTGGACGATCCAGTAGTTACCTTCAGTGGACGCTATGCCTACAGAGTCATCAGCCTCTTCACCCTCAGACATCTTAGCACCGAGCTTCATGAGATGTTTGCGAAGAGCCTCATAGTGCTTAGGCTTGGGAGCATCCTTACGATTACCTTTGTAAGGAACAGTGGTAGCTACCTCGAATCTAAAGTTAGTCTTACCTGTAATCCAAGCTCTGTAGTCATCACACTTCAGACGCATATAGATGATGTCGGTAAACCACTCTGTGAGTCGATTTAGTGCCCACCGTTCCTCTTCATCCTCACATGAGAAGCCAACTTTGTAAACTAAAAAGTCAGCATCTACAATAGCCTCAGTTGGCTTGTTAGAGGACATCGTCCGCAGTCTCTTGCTCTTCACCTTCAGGGACGTACACCTTCAGCTCAGTCACTACCAACTTCTTAATCGAAGGTGCAGCACCGAACTTAGCTGACATCTTGTGACGGTATGAAGAGATAACTGCGTGACACTTAGTACCATTACCCATCTTGGCAATGTCTACAGGATTACCTTCCTCATCCACAGGTGTGAACAAGTAGGTTGACTTAGCAACAATGAAGTTACCCATGCTCTCTTTGTTCTTGATGTTGATGCCCAGCTCTTTAAGCTTCTCACAAGCTGCATCACTCAAGTTACCAATGGTACATTCGTACTTCTTGTTGTCTTCGTTGAACTTAGTGTTAAAGTTATTCATCCAGTTGCTCCAGAAGATTTCACCAGCAACTTTAACGGGTTTCATGCTATCAATACTCATTTCATTTTCCTTTAGTTTCTACTATCAATGCAGCTCTTGTGACGGGTGAGCTGTATTACCCGATGCCAGATCTTCTAAGTATACAAGTGCAGATAAGAGCACAGTGTATACCTCTTCAAGATCTAGATCCTCTCCTATCTTAATCCTGAAAGTTTCACCTTCAACATTAAATAGTATTTGATTCTTATCAATGCTCTTCGACATAACTTGCAGCCTTTCTCATAAGCGCAGGATTGTCCTTAAACAAACCTAGAGCACGGTTGCAATTATGACACAAAAGCTTACGGACTTTACCAGTTTTATGGTCGTGGTCAACTGCTAACTTTTCATTGTGGTTATTATTCCCTATCAAGAAGCCTTCAGAACCACACAAGTAACATTTATTTTCTTGGTCTTCCTTCATCTTAGCTAACTCAGCATCATCAATACCATAGTTACGTTTGTAATAAGCATTCTTTCCTCTACATTCTACACTACAATATGTATTACATGGGTTTGTAGGTGTAAAGATAGCACCACAAGACTTGCAGTTCTTATCTTTAAAGTACCCGTTAGGATATTTAGTGACAGTCATACCAATTCTTTCCAGTCTTAAACTCAGCTCCTACAGGACATCTAAACTTTAAGATCTCACCTGCATCAGCTGCTGCTTTAACAACAATCTCTCCTACCATTGTACCATACATTTTAGGAACTTCAATTTGTACCTCATCGTGAACCCATGCAACTAACTTAAATGGTACTTTTTTCTTACGGAGTTCCTCGTGAAAGCACACAATCCATTGCTTAGCAATAATCGCTCCTGCCGACTGAAGGAGTGTATTAAGTGCGCTATGCTCAGATCTAATCTGCAATCTACGTCCATCAAGACCCGGTATCCACCCTTTTGCAGCGAACTTAGATACTTTCTTTTTAAGCGTTGCGTATGCTGGGACGTTCCGTTGAAAATTATCAATAATCTTTCTGCCCTGCTTTTCTGAACCACCAATAATTGTACCAACTTTACCCGGTGAAGCACCGTAGAGTGTGGCATATAGCACAGTTTTGGCAAGATCTCTCGTAGCGACTCCAAATGCCTTCTGATTTCTAGTGTGGACATCTCCATTTACAACCTCATTTGAATATTCAGTATCATTAAGATAGTGAGCAAAACAACGCAGCTCAATACCAGACAAATCCGTACCGACAAGGACATTACCTTCCTCAACAGTCCAGCAACTTCTACATTCTTTACCATACTCTGACCTTGTAGCGGGAATCTGAGCCATATTAGGAGAGCGATGAGTAGCTCTACCTGAGACAGCTCCATTCGTTATAACCTTACCATGTACTCTACCGTCCTTACCTACAGCCTCTAGCCAGCTTTCAATCTGAGCTACACGTTTCTGCAGCATCAAGTATGTGGCAATCAACTGAGCTTCCGGTAGAGCAACCTTAGCAAGCACAGACTCATCGACAATAGCCTGACCCTTCTCAGTGAACACCTTAGGCTTCCATCCTAGCTCCATCAGCTTCTCTCCGATCTGCTTTCTACTTCCGGGATTGAAAGTATCAATGCAGTCTTTAATGGGCTTTCCACTTGTCTTGTGGAACCTTGGTGTGACTGTTGGAGGCCACCTTTCTTGCATCTGCTCATAGATTCCAGCCATCTTTCCCTTGATGTCAGCAAGTAAGCAAGTGGCATAGACTTGATCGAGTTTGAATCCATTGCGTTCCTGTTCAGAGATGATAGCTGCTACCTTATGCTCAAGAGTAAGGCTTTCTTGTGAAAAGTCTTTCTTATTGAGTTCATCAGTAAGATGAGTATAAAGATTACAAGTGACCTCAACGTCCCTAATGCAATAATACTCCAGAAGAGCCATGTGAGGACTGTTGAAGCACTCACCTTTGTATTCCTCTCGTCGTTCCATTAACCATTCCCATATCCTTTTGTAGTCTACCTTCTTAACTGTCCCCATCCTGTTGCCCCATGCGTCTAAGCTGTGACCGTTCTCTACTGAGGGATCTAGCAGTCTTGAGGCTATCAGTGTATCGAACACTTGGTTCAAGCGAATCTTCGTACTCCAGAGCCTGTTGAGTATCGAGAAATCGAAGCTTATCCCGTTGTGGGCTACTATCAATGTAACGTCCTTTAAATACTCCACGAGGCTGTCTGCTGCTTTCCATAC